CCCTGCAAGTTCTTTAGGAACTAATTTCTTGACTGTTTTTTTTGCTGATTTAAGAAATTTTTTAGGACTCCAATACCCAGTTCTTCCTCCTGACATAGGAGTTCCTTGAATGATTCCACCACCAATACTTCCACCCGCATATCTACCACGTGGTAAAGATGCAAGTCCTCCTCGAGCAAGAGCTAATTGTCCCATTTGATATTGGGGTGCTCTTAGATCTGTCGTAGTCATTGCTGCTACTGCATTTGGGGCGATATATTGTGTCATTCTTTTACTACTACCTCTGCAACTTGAATATGAACGTCTTGTCTGAAATCATCCTCAGTCGTATCTGTTTCGGGATTTGCTACGTCAGCGTCAAAATGGGCTTTACTTGTATAAGCAGCGCCAGTTCTTTTATGTTTAACGGTCACCGTAGCTTTAGCAGGCATAACCGGAACTTTTTTCCCGTCTATAATCCTGTACTCTTGTTCATTATTACTCATATTTTCCTTTAAAATCAAGACCTAGTTATTTGCAGCACACTCACGGTCACGTCAATGGGTTGTGCGGTTGTATTAATTTTCAATATATCAGAATCCTCAAGAACTACAACGTTTCCAGCACCTAAAACTGTATCTGTTTCCAGATTAGATAGGCTTGATTTGAAGTAGATCTTCGCTGAAGACGTGGCTGAAGTATCATGCAAACTGATAGTAAAATCAGTGCTTCCCCCAGAACCATTATAAACAAAGATAGTATTAACTATAGCTGTTGCGTCAGAAGGGCATGTATAAATAGCTTCATCACTTCCTGTAGAAGTAATAGTAGATACATTATTCTTATAAGTATTAGCCATTATTGTGCTCCATTTCCATTTTTATAATGAATTTCTCTATTAGCATCTTTAAGCTTTTCAATATCCATTAATACTTTGTCCATTTGTTTTCTTAAAAATTCGATATTAACTTTATTTAAAGACATAGAATCAATGTGTTTGTTTAACTTATCGGTGGTTTTGTACAGGTCCTCGATCATCATGAACTGCTCAGAATCTGCGGGCAAACTGCCCAGCTGGCCCCGGGGCCATTTTATACGGAATTCTGTATTCTCTTTTAAATCTTTTTCCATTAATTCTAATGTAGTTGAAATTCTATTTTGTGTTTCAATGATACCGAAATAAGCCCAGGTCCCGATCGCCACCATGGCGATCAAAGAGGCCACGGTTTTCATCGGCATCTGAACTGCGGCTTCTTCTGAAATTTTGAGAGGTTTAGGCATTAGTAATTATAACTTCCTGAAGGAGTATCTCCTCGTTCTAATACTTCAAATAATTTTTTATGTTGGTCCATGATCTCTTCATCAGAGTCCATCATCTTTTCAATTTGGCTTTGTAGCTTGTCCACATGTCTCTCTAATTTATCCACTTTATCTTCATGTACTGCTTGAATCGTAGAGAGTTCAAATGTACGGCTAAGACTCCAGCCCCCTAGGGCTAAGAGCAATCCTACTAATAATGTCATTAACTTGTCAGCCATTTTAAATACAACTTAATATATGGGTGATTAGTATATACGCAACTGCCGTTGTCATCAAGACTCTGTAAAGTGTAATAATCATTAAAATATAACCTCCATAACTAAATATAATGTGATAAATATAAACATTCCAGCCATCTGGATGTCATAGGGATGGTTATGCATTAATCGCCCATTACTTCACGTTGTAGGTCCTTAATATCCCATTGCTGGTCTCTTACTGAATCTGTTGTTTTTCTCAAGATTTCTTCCAAAGCTCTGAAGTACGCATTTACTTCAGTCACCCTAGCATTAACATTAAACATCTCTCTTGTAAACTCTTCCTTATCCTGGGCATATTTATCAAAGATGATTTGAATATCCTTGTTTAACATCATCACTTGTTGCTTATTTTCTTCAATGGTTTCAGTTAAATTAATAATATATTTAACTGATCCAAAGGTCGCAGCCAGGATGGATACCACGATAGGTACTATTACTACGAGCTTACTCTTACTCAGATCCATTTGTCTTTAGCTCCATTTGTTTTTTGTGTTCTTGTTTCATGATCGCATCAAAAAGATCATCATTCGTTCGTTGTCTTTTATCATCCTTCTTTAGGAATTTCATATCTCTACATTTTTTAGCGACGAGTTCTAGCTCCGGACCCATCTCTACATGTTTATATTTTCTACAAATTTTAAGGAGTTCAAGTTGTTGTTCGAGTTCATAACGATCGGCTTGTTGTTTTTTAAATTTTTTATCGCAGGTATGTCCAAATTTAAAACGAAAGTTTACTCCTACTCTGTACTCATGATCTTCATGAGAGCTTGAACCTCTATCGATGTAGTCCATTCCCCCTTGTCTATATTCAACCCAAGGAGTTATATCACCCGCATAACAGTCACGCCAGTTTTGGCCCAGGTATTCGTTCTTAGCTTCAGCTGAAGTAGCTGCAAACATTAAAATTAGACCGATAATGATAGACGATATGAAATATTGCATCCATCTAGTCGCTCTGTTTTTTCTTTTTCTTGCGATTCTTCTTGCCCTTAGAATTTTTAAACTCCGATATCTCATTTTCTATCATCTCCACTTTGGTTTTAATTAGAACCATATCTTGAGAAAGAGAGAATGTACGTTGAAGCGTCCATCCTCCGAGCGCTAATAGAATAGCGAGCAAAGCGGTGATTAACTTTTCATTCATTACTGACACCACTCACATTCGTTGGTGTCATCAATAACAAGTTCACCACTTGTTTTAGGTTTATATTCATACGTTTGTTGTTCAGCTTTGGCTTTTTCAACAACTTGACAACACTCACCTGAGTCTTGTTTTTCCTGCGTATGATCTTTACATTTTTCCATTTTGTTCTTCGATGCCATAAAAGAATCTGTCCGAATCTTCTGTTCTCCATGTGGCAGTATTTTCAACAGACCAATCATTGGTTTGTACCTTCCAATCGAACGGAACTTCATCTTTAACCGTAAAAGATGGAAGACTCCATATCAATCTATTATTAGGTTGTGCTGCATAATTGCCGTCGTTGAGTGCTAAGACGTGCGCGCACTTATGTTCGTGCGGGATTTCGGAATGATCCGTATCGACTATATTACTCTCCGGATGAGCAAAGTCAACTGTGAAAAGATATTGGCCGGTATGCCATTTCTTATCTTTCCCGTAATATTTGCCTGATTGTCCTAGAAGGATATCGTAAGTAGTAATAGCAGGAAAATAACTAAAGCAATTCCATAGCTCCAGCTCATCCAGTCTACGCCTAGGCACATCTTCGATTTTAAATCCTCGTTGTATAAACGCATGAATCGGCAAGCGATAGAAGACAGCACCATTTTCCATAATTGTATGAAAGAGTAGAGCACGCCCTGTAATCGATGCGAGGCCAAAGATAATACAGTCTTCCACCTCTCCATGGTGATCCTTGAGATCATATAAGAATTCTCTCCTGATCTGGGCATACGTTGCCGGTATGTTCACATTTAAGTATGCCATTCAACATAAAATCCTATTTGTTTTGATTAATTATAGCGCTGCGATTATTAAAATAACCACAACAACAGCTACGCCGATGCTTATTTTTCTGTGTTCGTTCCAGAAATGTTTTAATAGTTCCATATTATCTCCTATTTTATATCTCCCCAGTTTTTACCTGATTCATAGTCTACCTTATTTGGTACCTCTAAGTCCACTGCGGATTCCATTATTTCAATTATCTTCTTAGCTTCTTTATCATCTTTTACCGAAATGTCCAACTCATCATGTACTTGAATATGTGGTATAATACCTGCTTTAAAGAGGTCTAACATAGCTTTTTTGGTCATATCTGCTGCAGATCCCTGAATTAATTTGTTTAAAGCCTTATAAGTATATGCTCTTCTAATCCCCGGTCCGTGTTCCCTGAGTGCTTCTTCGTGTGGCAATGCTTTATGAATCCCGAACTGTGCCGGCTCCCATAAGTGGAACCTGCAAATTCTTCCTAGAAGCGTTCTAATTTTTCCTGAATCTTGTGCTCTTCTCATGACTGCGTCCATTAACATTTTAACAAATGGAACTTTACCATGATATTTTTTAAATAGATCATCAGCTCTTTCTTTTGAAACTCCTAACTCGGCTTGTAATTTATTTTTTCCCATTCCATAAAACAAACCTAGATTAATGGTCTTCGCTTGTTTACGTGGGATCTCAGCCATCTGTGATACAATGTCATGAAAATCGGCGTCGCCTTCGTGGTACGCGTCCGCAACTTCGTCTACTCCATACATCTTGGACAACATAGCATAATGAACCACGAGTCTAGGTTCTTGCTGAGAGTAATCAAAACAACCCCACTTACAGCCTTCTTCCGGCAAGAATAAAGAACGAATCATAGGACCCAGTTCTTTGTTTCTTGCTGGAATCTGTTGGAGGTTTGGATGTGCATAAGAAAATCTGCCAGTGACTGTGCCACCGTTGTCAGATCTTAATTGATTTATTTCTGAAAAAATTCTTCCCTTATGTGAATGTTTGAGTATAGTATCTATAAAAGTGGTATGGGCTTTGTTTATTTCTCTAGCCTGGGCAATCAGTTTAACCGTAGGGTTGGGGTGGTTAACTAAAAAATTCTTCGTAAATGAAGGGGCTTGCGTCTTTTCTGTACGGTCATAATGTTGCTTTAATTTATCAAAGACTTGTGCTATACTTCTGGCCGCCCAAATTTGAACTTCTATCCCTGTTTCTTTCTTGACTTTTTGTAATAACTTGTTCTCTTTTTCTACTAAATCTTTTTTATATTTATGAGCTAGCTCCTCATCAACTCTCACTCCCTTATGTCTCATGGCAACCAGGCAAGGAAAGAGATCTGTTTCTAGTTTAAAGATGGCTTCTAAATCTTGGTTTTGTATTTCTTGTTTTAAATAATTCCATAACTCTAATGTAATCTCTGCATCTTTTTCTGCGTAAGAACCTACATACATAGCTGGAAGTTTATACATCTCTGCTTTAGGATCGACTCCCCATTCTTTAGCTGTTGCATAAAGAACTCCTTCATCTTTTCCTTTACCAATATATTCTCTTGTGCATGAGTTAAGATCGTATCGTCTTCGGTTCTCATCAACGATGGCTGTTGCAATCATGGTATCCACGATAGTTCCATTAATTTCAGGAATTCCTAAGGTCATAATCCATGACATATCATACATAGCATTGTGAAAAATTTTAAGAGCGTTCGTTTTCATGACGTCTCTGAACCAGGACAGAACTCTATCTCTATCCATGTTTCCGCCACCTTGGTGAGCAATTGGATAATAACCGGACCAACCTTCTACCGCGATAGCAATACCCGTAACACAGCCATTACCTGTAATAGAGCCTGAGCCCATCTTAATAAGGTCTGGATCCTTTGTTTCCAAGTCAATGGAAATTTCAGTGTACTTAGATAAGTCCGGAAATTCTTCAGGTGGAACCCATTCCGTCTGAGGTTGCCATAGAGGTGGTTGAAGACTCATTGCTTCTCCTTCCAGGCTTTATAGCCTTCGACCCATTCTTTTTGTGTAGTCTCTGGTGGTTTAATCATTCCCCAAGAATTTTTAGGAGGATAGTCTTTTGGTTCCTCTTTAGTTTCAACTTCTCCTGGATAATCTCTTTCAATAATCATTTCACAGTAATGAATTGCTTTTAATAAATCTTGCTTACCATCTTTGAATGGATGTCTGCATACATATTTAATTACATTTCCTTCTGCAAATAACATTTTATTTTTGTGAACGAATTCACTCGGCTGAATTTTCATTTTCTTGTAGTGTTTTCCACCGATCTGCTTTTCCCATATGCTCATATTTTGTATCCTTTATAAATATCTCGAGGCCTTACGATATGTAAAGTCTCTTTAGTTCTTGTTGCTCCCACATAAAATAATCTTTCTTCGTCGTCAGGATTTCTGTCATATCCTTTCTGAGTATTCTCTGTAAGATCTGTCAATAAAACTACATTATCACATTCTCCTCCTTTTGCACCATGAATAGTGGATATATTTATTCTAGGATCTTGATTTAATTTTTCTCCATTATTTCTCATAGATCTTAAATATTCTACTCGTCTTGATCCAGCACCATCCAACGCTTCATACCAAACTGCATTAGTTTGTAGGCCGTAGTCTTTGCGCAGTTGGTCTATGCCATAGAAAGCTTCTTTAGCCATACCTTGAATTTTAACTTTATCTAAATTTCTAGGACTCATATAACTAAAGATGTGTGATAATTTTTTGTATTCTAGTAAAGAACCTTTACGTAAATTTTCCCAATCAGCAACTGCTTTATATAATTCTGCTTCGTAGTTCTTTCCTTTTCTACTTTTATAATACAAACCATCTTTATATAAAACTTCTTCGATAGCCCTATGTTGAAAATTTGTTCTTGTTAAGATTAACCAATTTCC